TGGTCTTGACGCCACTCGCGACGACTTTCAGTGCCGCCTCCAAAGAATCCTTTCTTATTGGTATCTGAAGATAGAGATTTTTGGGATTCTAAAATAGCAGGATCATTTGCTTTGTATTCAATTTCATATCCATCTTTGCCAGCTTTGATTCTGTAGGATGAATACTCACCATGTGGTATATTAATTGTAGGAACCTGTGGAAGATCTGGTTCTTGTGGTCTGTTAATTACATAACCAAGTAAACCTAGATGTGCTAAAGCAAATGCAGATCCTAAAGCAAGAGCCATCATTTTGACTGGTGACTTGCTCGGTACTTGCTCGGTAACTTTCTCTATTTGTTTTGGTTTATTCTGTTCTTTTTGTACTGCTGCTTGTTCTCTTTTTGCAGATGCCTCATCTAGGGATGGCATAATAACCCCATGGTATAGTCTCTAATTATTTAGACAAAAAAAGACCCCCCATTGCTGGGAGGTCTGAAAGGACAGTCGGGGCAACCTGCCCCGCAACATCCTGAATCACATAAGGTTCGTAACTTGAACTCTTCTGTAGTACATGTTGGCGTTTGCTGAAAGCGTTTCGCCATCAGGAGTACCGTTGTATGTACCATTAGTGGTAACGAATGGGTTGCTGACCATGCCGTAACGAGTCTTGAAACCAATTTTTGGTTGGAAGGTGTCAGGATCGATCGAGCGAACCATCTGGAGGGGAACGTAAGGACAGTAGAACAGTCCAGCGTCATAAGGGCTAGTACCTTTGTATCCGATGACGTAGTAGTGCTTGTCGGAAAGGTTAGCAGCATAAGGATCGACGTAGACCTTGATGCGACCGTTGATTGTGCCAACCGAAAGGTTGCCAGTGTCATCAACATCACCGATGGAAGGACCACCAGCACCAGTTAGACCAGAGGAGTAGTCAAGGACGCCTGCCATTGCTAGGGCACTTGCAACGTCTGCAGAACAGATGAGGAAGTTGCCTTTGCCACGACGAGTCTCTTGAGCAATTGCGTTAGCATCGCGCTCAATCTGGAATAGAAGTCCTTTGAACTTCTCAACTGACCATCTGCCGTTGGAGTCAACGTCTAGGTCAAAGATACCAGCGTTAGCAACGTTGTTTTGAGCACCGACTTTAGCAACTGTATATACAGTACGAACAACCTCACGGTTGATTTCTGCAAGGACTTCACTGGACAAGATGTTAGCAAGTTCTTGCTCTGCATCTAGACCGTGGATCGCCTTGAGGTCTTGTGCTAGTTCCAAGGTGTATTCTGCTTTCAAAGCTCTGGACTTTGCAGTCACAGAAGTCTTCTCAATGCTGAATGACATCTCACGGAACAGACGGGAAGCTTCGCCCATCTTCTCCAAGTTCTCACGGCTCATGCCACGACCTACTTCGTAGGTTCCAGGTGAGGAGTCGTTAAGAAGTGCAGGGTTGTTACCCTCTGAATCGCCACCGACACCAGCGCCAGTTCTAGGTGTATAAGCACCTGCTGTAGCGTCGTGTGCTGTGGAGAATGCACTGTCAGGCTCGTTGAACAAGGCTTCTTCGCCGCCTTGGTTCTCGTAGCGTGAGCGCATTGCAAAGATTAGTCCAGTAGGACCGCTCATTGGTTGGACGCCACAAACGTCATATGCCATTAGGTTAGGCATTGCACGACGGACGAGGCTGATAAGTACAGGGTCGAAACCTGCAAGACCAGCGGTGTTAGCGTTGCCGAGTGCGCTGCCAGAAGGAGAAACAGTGCTAGCACCTAGGCTATTAACTGCAACTTCGTTTAGCATACCGCGCTCTTCGCGCATGAATCTTTCTTGGTTCTCCAGGAGGACGGAGGTGACAGCTTTCTTGTAACGGTTATCGATAGGCGAGGAGCCTTCGTGACCAAGAACAGGTGCCCACTTTTCCTGAAGATGTTCTGCGTTAAACATTTTCTTTATTGGATTAGGGAGTTAAATTATTATGAGTTCCAGCGACTGATAGCGTTGAGGTATGCCGCCATTGCTGGGGTTACTTCTCCGCCTTCAACTGGTGCTTCATCAGTAGCTTCTACTGCAGGTGTAGCAGGGTTTGCTGGGAAGTATGATTCGCGGAGGGTCTTAACCTTCTCTGCAAACTTCTCTTCCGACTCAAACTCTACGCCTTCTGCTAGAGATGCCAACTTGTCTTTTTGTGTGTCTACAAGACCTTCTGAAACAATATTCAGAATTACGGTTTTTGCAGATTCATCTAGACGACCTTGAAGTTTCACGTTGCGCTCAATCTGTTCGTTGAGGCTGTCTTCCATCTTACGAATATCTTCGGACATTCCTTCGACGACATCAACTTTGTCGTCAGGAATATTAATATAATGCTCTTGAAAGAGATTCTTGAGTCCAGCGATGAAGTCTTCAGTAATTTCGTTACGAATACCACGATCGATGGATACTTGGTTCTCTTCCAACCAAGTTTGAATAGCGTACTTAATAGTACCACCTACTTCTTCTGCAAGTTCACTTTTAACAGATGCAACTCGCTCGGAGAGGCTAGTCTCAAACTGCTCTTCGAGTTTTGCCCACTCTTCAGATAGTTTGGATTTGACTGCTGCTTCAAAAATTGTCGTTGCTTTTTCTTTGAACTCTTCGGTGAGTTCTGTACCTTCGGTAAGCGCAGCAACGTCTGCACTCATGTCAAGGGACTCGAAGGAAGGCTTGATTGGATATGTTACATCAGGACCAGTGCTGGTAGCATATGCTACATCTGCACCAACAGTAACGGTCTTGCCCTGATCGCCAGCATCATGGATGCTAGAGGTTTGTGCTGTTCCATCGCTCTGTGCGCCTTTGGCACCAACAGGAGCTGATGCTTTAGCACCAGGATTGTCTTCGCCCTCATCGTTTCCGTCTGGACGTGGACCACCATTATCGGTGACTGACTGTTGAGCACCGTAACCGTTGACAGCATCAGTACCTACAGTTCCTTTTCCTTCGCCAGCTCCAGCTTTGGAGTTGACTTCGGTCTTGGATTGACCAGCAGGTGCGGATCCACCACCAGGAATAACTGCTGCAGATACGGTTGGCATAGGATCGCCAGCCTCAACAACTAAACCTGATTCAGTTACAAACTCCTCAAATTTTTCCTTTAACATATCTGACATGTGAGTTTCCCCTTGAATTTCTATAGCGATTTCTATGATTATTTATTAAGTTAAAGATTTGACAAGAAGTGTTCAAAGACCTTTAGAGTCCTTTCTTCCAGTTCTTTCTTGGATGATTCACTAATGTATCCCTGGTATTTAGCAACGGTTTTCTCTTTTAGGAGTCCGTTGTCCCATACCCATTCCTTTCCTTCCATGATGCCGTTTACAAATGCATCAGGGGCAGAAGGATCTGCTACGATATCAGCAGCAGTCGCAAGCATAAAGTCATCCATAACATAGTTAGCGTCTTCACGCTTATCAATGCTACCCATGCCGCGAGAAGAAACACCAAGTTTCACACCCTCACCAAGGAGAGATTTGGCAATGTTGCCCATTGGTGTGTCAAGAATTCTTGCCTTGCCCACGAAGTTATTACCTTCAGCCTTGAGTGTTGTGATCCTGTGGGATACACGATCAAGGTTTACAGTAGGACCATCGGGGTGACCTAATTCTCCTAGCGCACGACCTTTCGATACGTACTCTTCATTATAACGACCTACTTCTTTTTCCAGAACAGAAAATGGATATACTCTTCCGTTACGGTTTCTTACTTCCGATTGGAGGAATACACCCTCAATGTAGAGACACTTTTGACCGTCTTTTTCTTCGGTCAAAAGTTTGACCTCCTCAATGTTTTCTGTAATGAGTTTCATTCTTCTGGAGTATCTGTAGGTTCATCAAAGTAGCTAGATGCTACACTTTGCTTGTACTGATCAATAACGTCTTGTGCTTTGCCGTATAGATAATCGTTAATCTTATCTAACGCATCGCCGCGCTTCTTGTCAGCAATCAAATCAACAATGTCAACGAGTTCAGACTCTAATGGTGTGTCCATATTATAATCAAGAGTTATATTTTATTTATCAGCTTTAGGTTTTGTAGGCGCAGGAGCAGGTTTTAACTTGTCCATTTCCTTTGCCTTGTCTAGTTCTCTGGCAGCATCGTCTTCCGCAGATTGTGCATCTAGTTCAGGTTTGAAAGCATCGTTTTGACGATCCATCATATCCATAGATGTAACATCAACAGGGTCAATTACCATACCGCTGTCAATATCAACACGCATCTGCTTATCGATTTCTTTGTATTCCTTTTCGGTCTGCATGAGAACCTGACGACGGATGTATTCTGTGGAGAAATACTTACCAACGAAAGGATCCATTTGTGTGACGAGAGTGATGCGTTGCATCATCATCTCCTGTCTCTTCAACTCATTGAAGTGATTGTCAAACAGGAAGTCATACTGAATATGCTCTTCCATGTCCTCCCAATCTTCAGGAGCGATAACGCCCTTGAGAATCAGTTGAGTCTTAAGAATGTCATGGAACAAACGAGAGAAACGTTTACGGAGACGACCAATGAACTTACTAAATTTCAGTTCATCGCGTAGGATCTCTGTAGACTTACCAAGGTTGAATGCTTTGTTGTCGTCAGTGAGACGAGAGGGTGGGAGATTCAGAGAGTTGTATAGTTTCTTTTTAAAATACTCAACGTCCTTA